CAGGCATGCCGTACATATCAATAAAACCTTCCATATTCCACTCCATAGGAATAAACAAATTATATAAACCACTTTTTGTTTGTCCGTTAGCGTTTCTGTTTTTACAATCAGAAGACTCAAATAAATCTTTAAAATTTCTCCCACCTTTATCTAACGCATTTGAGGTTGACCCCATCATACATTTGCCAATAACTTTACTACCTAGCCTTAAACATGTTTTAGTTACACGCCAGTTGTTTAATATATTCTCTGGCCTTTCCCATTTACCACTTTCATCATGTAATAATAATTGTAATTTTTCACCATCATAACTGTTGTCAGATGTATTCTTCCAGTCAATAGTAGTATCTAAACCTTCCAGCTCTTCTTCACTTACTGTATACATATTCTTTTTAGTAATCTTAGAAGCTGGAACCCTATAAGCCAATTCTGTTTTAGGCTTATCCATACCATCTTGTATAGGTTTAAAAAAGAAAGGATAGTTATTTGATATTGGAACTATCTTGTCTGTAAACATCTTCTTTGCATCCGCTCCAGTTTTTGATAGTATACCTATTCTTGAATCTTTGGTAATTGTAGCTGTATTCACGCCCTCGCACGAGCTCATAAATGAAAACCCTGAACGTCTTATTTTTAAATAACACATTCCAAAACTTCTCTTGTCAGCTTTACAAGCTTCCCAAAATATATAGAACAATCTATTGGCTTCTCTAAAGTCTGGATGACCAACATCAATCTTTGTCCATTGTAGATACATATAATGAGTTCCTGTAATATAAGTAGGAACACCGTTATTCATAAACCAAAATCCTTCATCTCGTCTATCAAACTCTGACTCAATATAATCTACCCATTTATTTTTAAATTGTATTGGAGTTTCGTGCCACTGAAATATAGATTGTATTCTTTTTAAGTCTTTAGCTATTTCATGAGCATGCCAATACTGATCTTCTTTCTTTTTAGACCTTGAGTAAACTTTAGCAGGTGGTTTTGGTAAAGCAATGTGTAAACCATTTATATCTATAACATCTCCAATCTGACCTGACTTAGATATAACAACAAATTCATATTTCTCATTGTATCCATACGTCCAAGTCCTTGCTTTATTCTTTGTAGATAAAACATTTTTCGGAACTACTTTAGTTAGTGTAGTGTATAAGTTATTTAGATCTTGATTCAGCAAATCCTTTTGGTGTATTATTTTTATTAATATCTACCCCCTCTAATAATTGCTTTTCGTCTTCTATTCTTTTTAGGATTTCAAAAGCATCAAAGATGGCTAATTTTTTAGTGGCAGCAGCATTTTTTAATCTATCAGCAGCTAGCTCATCATCCTTATCATATTTAATAATATCCTCTTTAGCTACTTTAATTAATTGTAAAACAGCTTTCTCACCGGCCTTTATAATTTGTTCTTTAATTTCTTTTATATCCATTTACATAATCATAGTTATGTTATTCGTATACATCCTGTATAGTTTTTCGTCTTCTATATAAAACTCATACTCAGATTCTGGTGTAAAAGATATTTCGTCTCCTACTTTAACACCTAATTTTTTTAACTCTTCATTGCTGTATTTTACCACACCCATCAATGGCTCTTCTTTACCTGTCTTTCCTAGAAAAGATTTTTTTGGTGGAATTGGTTTAATAAAACAATACTTAGAGTGGCTTTTCCATTCCTCACTATTATAATACAAAAAAAACTGATCATAGTCAATAAAAAATAAATCGTCTCTAAAGAAACTTTTACCACTCTTTTCACGACCAGACATATCATTGTAATATTTAAAAACATTATGATGAACTAAAAGTATATCTCCTATTTTAATATCTCCAGAATACCCTAATGGTGTTGACACCACTTGTGCGTAACGATTAGACGCTTTATGATCTTCCTTAGATACACTTACTAAAAAATCTACATTAGAAATTGTTTTTACATTATCATACCTCTTGCCATTTACAGGACGTACAATAAAAGAAAAAGGAGACCTCATTAGAAGTTTATATTATATTCTAATGATATAGGTAAGGTAGTTTTAAATTCTTTCCATATCACAACCTCTAAGTTTTTTTCTATCCAAATCTTATAAGATTCTGATGATGGGTCGTGCTGTATTAAATGTATAGCATAAGAGCCGCCAAGAACATCTTGACCAACTATATAATGCATAGCTCCAGACTTATAGTCTGCTCCTATTGAAATTTTTCTTATGTCCATTTAATTAAAATGTAGAATCTAGTTTTAACTTTCTGTATGTAATATTTATATATAAAGTTCCGTTTCCTTCTGTAGGGCTTGCTAGTCCTCCTAATACTAAACCAGTGTTCTCTGGAATAAATTCCGCTGGAGAAGGATCGTTTTTATATACTTTTTTTGTAGTTGCATTTAATAAAAGCAACGGTAAAGGCTCTTGAATAGTTCCTTGGGTTATATTTAATGTATTGACAAAATTAAAAGCTTCACCTCCAGGGAGCATAAAACTTACAATATTTTGAATATCATAAACATAACCGCTACCAGGAGCTGCTAATAATGTATAAGGCTGTGCTGCTATTACTTTTAAATATGTAGAACTAATAGCTATTGTGACAGTAGACACACTTAAATTGTATAAAGTTTGTAGGTTTTCTAACGTACAAGTTTTAGTATTTAAATTGTTTTCTGAATCTGTTAGCACAAAGTAATCCGACAGTGTAGGAATTATACTTGAGTACGCTGTAGTATTACTTATTTTAGCCATGTTATTATTTTATAGGTTCTGCTTCAACCGCTTGAGGTTTTTTAGTTACGATACCAGTTGCTAAATCAATGACAGCATCTTGTCCGTAAATTTCAGCTAATTTTTTTTCTTCAACTCCAAAAGTAACTCTAAGGTCTTCTAATTGTTTTAATGCTTGTTGTTGTCTTAAAACATTGTCAGCAATTTCTAATTTTGCTTTAGTAAAATCTTGGTTAAGATCTTGGATTCTTTTTAATTCGTCTTCAGTTAATTTAATTTCACTCATTTTGATTTATTTTATAGATTAATTTTAAGTTATAAAGATAGTAAATAATTATGATTCGTCAGGCGGTATTGGTGGATTAGGATTATCCCATGTAAAATATAAATCTTCATTTATAGGATGCTTCTCTAAATCTATTTGTTTAGATAAATTTAACTCCATTTCGCTAACAGGCAACCCGGCTTTTAACCAACTAATAACAATATTTTCAAACCCTTCCCCATTTTCATAAGGCACAAAAGGAGTTGATGGATCATACTGTAAAGAGTAAGTTCCTATTTGGCTAGCGGTATATTGCGAGTCTTTGTCGTCTTGAGCGGTATACGTCCAATGTACCGTGTATATTACGTTTTGATTCCCATCTTCTTCGATACGGGCGTTCATTTGATTTACTGTCCATTTATAAAAATTTGCCATAGTTTAATATTTTTACAAATATATGAATTTTATAATTGATAAATTTTCTATTTTTTGTTTTACCCTATTAAGTAGCCATAAAAATGACCTTCAGTATTTACTATTTGAAATGATCCAGCATTAGCATAACCCCATAGCTCTATATAATCACCTGCAGCTAATGGCACAACAACGCTTCCGCTAATACCAAACCAATCATTAACATCGTTATCTACTCCACCACCTCTAAATCTGTAAGAAGTTGCTACACCGTTTTTTCTTATATATACAGCCATGTACACTGTAACACCAGTACTTATATAACAAGAATTTGTTGTTCCAATTAAGTAGTTACCTGTTACAGGAGCTGTAAATCTATAATTAGTTGTATCGTAATTACCATTTGTATCTACATTTTCAGTATCATAAGCAATTTTCACTTCTGTAGTACCAACAGAAAAACCAGGGGTAGTAGTACTAGCAGAAAAAGCAGAACTAGTAGGTTTTGTAACATTTCCAGAACTACTAATACGCATTCTTTCAATGTTGTTTACATCAGAATCAAGTGATGTTCCACTTGCTGTATAAAATTGTAAATTTCCTTTTATATTTGCAATACTTGTTTCAAAATCACCTTCTTTACCACAAACTAATTTACCACCTACATATCCTACAACACCATCATTTCCGTGTGCAAATTTTACAGATGCAGTTTCGTTTGTACTTCCAGTGTCGGCATTGAAGTTTTGTATATAAGTTGCTACATCCCCATTAGCTACATTTTTACTTAAATTTAATAAATTGTTAGGCGAAGCCGTCCCGATCCCGACGTATCCATTATTTTTAAAATACATTCTTCGTTCTAATGCATTAGTGGCTTCATCTCTTACGTTAATCCAAAGTTCTCCACCTTGTGAGCCACTGGCAGTACTAAATATTTGAGCTGATGTTTTGGGCCCATAACCTGATTGCCATTCTATTCCTGCCGCATAACCTTGGTTACTAGTTCCTGTTAGTCTTAAAACTGGATCATGACTTGATGCATCATGAGAAATTTCTAATAGCTTGTCTGGCGAAGTCGTTCCGATCCCGACGTTTGAACCAACTATATAATTATCATTATTAGACTGAAAATTATGAGTAACAACATTACTATTATCTTGTAGAAGTATCCTTGGGTTTGCTGAGTTAAAACCTAAAAATATGTCAGCACTTTGACCAAAATTTAATCTTATAGCATCACCTCCTACCACTGTAACTACTTCTAATTTAGCGGTAGGCGAAGTCGTTCCGATCCCGACCTCGCCGTACATTGCAATGTCGCTATAGCCTTCACCAACCTGTAATAATGTTCCAGCTGTATTACCTTCTAAAGCTCTTCTATCAGTCCCGCCGGCTGACCCAAAAACTAAACGACTATTTGAATTAGCAATTTTTATAGTACCAACAACTTCCAATTTATGATCTGGACTAGTAGTCCCTATCCCGACGTTGCCGGTGTTTCCTGCTATGTGAAGTGCCGAGTAAGATTTAGAAATATTATTGCCTGTACCATCATCCTTGCTTACAAATAATGAAAGATTTGAGGCTGCGTTATCTGACCCTCCAGTCATAAGTAGACCAGCTCCTTGCCTTGAATCAGAATCAGGGAAAACTCTAAGTAATAACCCCATTGTTGCACTAGTCGAATATTGAGGGTTTGTAAATCTTACTAAATTATTTGCGGTTCTGCTAATATTAGTTAAATCAACTCCCGCAACAGCAGGCGTTACAACATGCAGAGGAGCAAGAGGATTAGTTGTTCCAATTCCTACGTTGCCGGTAGCACCATTAACAACTAATCTTGAATTTGTATTATGTGTTAAATGAAATACAGCGCCTCTATTTTCTAATCCAATAGGAGTATCTCTTGAATCATTTAATATCAATCCAACAGAACCTCCGTGTTCTATTTCTAAAACTTTATCTAATGAGTTTGGATTATCAACATTTGTGTTTCCAATAATTACGTTACCGTCTTTATCTATCCTCATTCTTTCTTGAATACCGGCACCTCCGGGAGCAGTCCAAAATCGCAAATTAGCGGCATTGTTAGCGGCTTGTCTATTAGCACTTATCATTGCAGTTCGTGTACCACCTGCACCAAAAGAAAGTATACCATAGTTTTGCTCTTCGGTATCAACACTTGGCGCCAGTAGTTCTATAGTACCCGCATAACCCACAGTAGTACCACCCATTATAGTTAAAACATTATAACCATATCCTGTTTGGTCAGGCGTTTCAGTTCCAATTGCAACGTTTCCTCTATCTAAAACTAAATTATTTGTATAATAAGTTCCAGCATATCGTGTTACAAACTCTAAGACATTTTCACTGCCTGAATTTCTCCATGTCATTATTCCTTTATAATTAGTGTCAGTATCACTTACCGCAACACTAGGATCTGAAGCATTTAAAACAGTAACAGAAGGCCCTTTAAATGTAGATGCACCACTGTTTTCTATCTCTAAAATATCCAAACCATTTCTACCTATTCTAAATTTACCTGATGCGCCTATGTTTTCAATAAACCAAGTGCTGTTAGTATATGTTGTGTTTGAAGATCCTAAAAAAATAGCTGGTCTACCTGCTCCAAAAGTTCCTATTTTAACTTCATCTACCGAACTACTAGCAGCGGAAGTATTAGATAAATTTGTAAACGTAGTACCTACAGCTGTTAGTCTTATTTTAGTATCACCAGCTCTTTTTATAAGAAAGTCTCCACCCACAACGTTTAGTGTATCATAGTATGCTTCGAGATAATTACTAGAATTATACTTAACTTGTAATAATGCATTTGATGTTGTAGCTTCTGTTAATATTCTATCGCCAGCATTAACTTTACCTGAAATAGTTATATCTCCTGTTATATTTTCGCTACTTAATATTCTTATTGCCATTACTATCTTTTTATAAATATATTAATTAAACTTAAGGGTTACAAGCTCCTGTTCCTTGCACTGTTCCTGTACTTCCAGTTATTCTAAACCATCCAACTGGTGCATTAGGTCCACCGGGAAAAATTGGCCACTGTACTCCTGTACCTCCATCTACTGGGCTTGATGTGGAGTTACTTAAATAAACTATATCACCAGTAGTGGGATAAGTACCACTCCCATCATGATAATAGGTTGCTTGAGAAGATAATTGTGTACACATATCAGAAACAAATGCAGATGGATTACCAACTAAAAAAGCTGTTAAAGACACAAAGCTTCTTCCATAAAATTCACTAAATGAATGTGGCGCACTTTGATTTACTGGCGGATTAGCTGTAGCATATATTTTAACTAATGAACCAGTTTGTGGAGTTGAACTTGTGCCAGATAAAGGTGCGTTAGCAGTTGCTGATCTACTAGCTACAGTATTCATTTGACTTGCTTTTATTTCTCCTGAACTTGGTAAACTCATTGTTTTATTTGTTTTTTAAGTTCTTCAATTTCTGCTTTTAATTCTTTTATAGCTTCAAGTAGTATTGGTGCTATACCTTGGTGTCTCATCGATAACATACCATCTTCATTTTCTCTTACAAGCTCTGGTATAACTTTTTGTACATCTTGGGCAATAAAACCTATATCTTCTTTTATATTTAATTCACTATCTGATTTTTTCCAGTCAAACGTAACACCTTGAAGTTTCATTGCTTTATCTAAAGCTGAT